CGCTTTAAAGCGTTAGGACTTGGCGACCATATCACCAGTGAAGCGGATAAGGTGGCGCGCGGAATGAATGTCATGGGTGCGTCGTCACTTGAAAGCATGAAAATGTTGAAAGAAGCAACGACCATCACAGGCAGCTTTGAACACGCAAAAGAAGTCACGCCCACACTGTTAAAAATGAAGTTCGGCATTGAGTCAGTAATGTCTGGACATGGCGAAAAGTTCGACGCACAGATTCAAGGCGTACTAAAAACCGCAGAATTACGCGGTGCTTTGATTGATAAAAGCACTGGTCACATGAGTATGGAAAAGTTCACGGGTGCGGTTGATGCAATGACTAAAGCCTATGTTGCATCGGGTGGACTTGTAAAGCCGTCCGATTATCTGGCAGCAATCAAAACGGGCGGTGTGGCAACCAAGACCATGAATGATGATGCTTTTATGGGGCTTGGTCACTTTATCCAAGAGTCGGGCGGTAGTCGGACAGGCACATCCACCATGTCTATGTTTCAGGCGTGGGCAATGGGTAAGATGACACAACGCGCCGCCGAAAAAATGCAGGATTTAGGGTTATTAAAACCAGAATCTATCCATTACGGCAAAACTGGTCACATAACCAAGGTTGATGCTGGCGGCTTAATGAGGACAGAAGAATTTCAGGCAAACCCTTTTAAATACGTTACCGAGGTCATTAAACCGTTACTGGAAAAGAAAGGCTTCAGCGGTGAAAAGTTAAACATGGAATTAGCCAGTATTTTGGGCAATCGTACCGCGTCAAACCTTGCTGATACGATGGTACGGGAACAGAAAGTAGCTGAACTTTACAACGAGCGAAGCAAACTGGCTATGGGTGTAGAGTCTCTTTATAAAGCTGGTGGCGACACTATGCAGGGTAAAGAAATCGACTATGAAGCGCAGAAAAATAAATTAATGGTAGAACTTGGAACATCGGTTTTACCGCTGGCAGTGAAAGGACTGGAAATGTTAATAGGCGTAGTTAAAACGGTGACAAAGTTTGCACAGGACTTCCCAGCATTAACCAAAGGCTTAGTAATTGGCTTTGCCGCGCTCATGGGTGCAATGGTTATTGGTGGCACGGTTATGATGTTAGTGGGTGCGTTTCGCTTGCTGGGTATGGCAATTGGTACAGGGCAATTATTGACCATGACGCCAGTTGTAAAGACGGCCATAACTGCACTTGGTCAAGGCATTATGTTTTTAGGTCGTGCTTTATTGATGAATCCTATCGGGCTTGTATTGATAGCAGTGGCGGCGGCGGCTTATCTAGTTTATAAAAACTGGGCAACGCTTAAGCCGATGATTATGTCAGTGTGGCAGGTGGTTAAGCAGGTCGGTTTAATTATCGTAGGTGTTGGCAAGGTTATTTACATGACCGCTAAATCGGCGTTTGATGGCGTGCGCACAATCATTAGTGACAACATCGGGAAACTTCCAAAAATCATTTTTCCAATTTTAACGGCAATCGTTACAAAGTTTGGCGGCCTTGAGCTGATTAAATCAATCGTAGCATCAGTTATTGATACCGTTATCGGCTTATTCAGCAAGTTAGGCGGTGCAATTAGCGGCATGATGAGCGGTATCGGTGGCATGGTTGCTGGGGCAAAGAATTTTTTAAGTACAGGAATGGCGGGTAAATTGGCAGGGATTGGCGGCGATGCTTTGGGTGTTAAGCGTGACGGTAACTTTGTTAATCCAGCATCCAACAAGCCAATATTTGTATCAACTAATCTCAATGTAGATGGTCACAAAATGGCAACGGTAGTCAGCAAGCATCAAAGTAAATCGGCAAATCGACCACAGACAGGCACTAGCCGTTTTGATGGCAGTATGGCACTTGGCGTGGTAGGTGGGCTGTAATGGCAAAGGTAAAGATTGAACTGTTAAGCATTCCCGAAAAGAAAGGTGAAATGCCTTTTACTTTTGACTATGCAGAAGTACCAGAACATATTGCGGTGGGCGGATCTCACAAATTAGTAACACATCAATTAGTCGGCGGTGCGCGTGTCATTGATGCAATGGGGCGCGATGATGCTGATTTAACGTGGACAGGGCATTTTTTAGGAACAAATGCGAATAACCGTAGCGCGTATTTAGACGGGTTACGGATTGCTGGTAAACCTTTGCGGTTGCGCTGGTATCGGTACGATTATGATGTTTTAGTCAGTGAGTATCATGCTACTTTTGAGCAAGCATTTAAAATCCCGTACAGCATCACGTTTAAAGTTATCAAGGACAACGCCAAGGCAAGCACCGCATTTTTACCCAGTGGCTTTGACGACTCTATTAACGAGGATTCAAACGCATTGACTACATTAAGCCCGTGTATCGGTAGCCCGTCATTAACCAGCGCAGTAGCCGCACTTAACACGGCGGTTAAATCGGTGCGTACTTTCGTGGGCGCGACAACATCAACCATCAATAGCGTACTCGCACCGCTCAAAGCAGTACAGTCTCAAGTGTCGTTATTGATTGTCAGTGCAACAGGCGCAAGTAGCAGCAGTAATTTACTCAACAAGTCATTAGCTTTAACGCAACTGCCAAAACTTTACGCTATCCAGTCGGTAGCAAACAGACTGGGCGGCAATCTTAATTTAACCAGCGGATCATCAACAACCAACACCATCACACAAACGGGTGGTAATTTATACCAGCTTGCCGCGCGTTTTTATGGTGACGCTACGCGCTGGACAACGATAGCGCAGGCTAACGGACTGACTGACCCGAATTTAAACGGCATCAACACGCTAAAAATACCCGCAAACTCGATTGATAGTGGCGGAGTTTATACTCGATAGGGTTATAATGTTACACACCATCGGGCGGTCTAATTAACCGTAGCAACTTGCCAGCGTTCCCGATGGTATCAACTTCAATGGCAAGCTATTTAAAGGCAAGTAAAATGAAAATTATAAAAGCTGAGTTTGAAATTCAGGATTTCCCTATGTCAAGCACTACGCTTGGTGACGACACGATAGGAATTAAAACTGATTTAGTAACAAAAGACTTAACGACAACTTCTTTAGCCTTGGCTGAATTATTTGGTAAACAACATAGTTCTGTTAATAGAACTATTCGCAATATTATAAAAGATATGAGTGATGGTGATTTAGCTGCGTGCAATATTGCACGCAGCTCTTATGTCGGTTTAGACAATGCTGCAATGCCAATGTTTGTCTTGGGTGAAGAAATGACACTAATAGTCACTGGCAGGTTCACTGGAAAAAATGCTCTTTCCGCTCAAATGAAATTGGCGCACGCTTTTATCTCAATGCGAAACTTTATCAAAGATAATCAATCCAGATTATCCACAGCCGATGAAAAGATGCTACGCCTAACCCGTATCAGTCCAAACACGTTAAAAGCAATCACGGGCAATCGTAGCAACAACGAAGTCAGAAAAGGTTACATAGGGCTAACGAAAGGCGGTTATCTTGTTGACGCGGGCAAATGGGTGTGGAAGCACAACTATCAGCCTACCGAAAAAGGGTTAGAATGTGTTAAGGCAGTCAAACACGGCATATTGCACTTCAAACCAGAATACCATGAGGAGCTGATGGAAACAGTAGCGAACTACACCGCAATGTTGACCAGCGATAACACAGACTTGTTTTTAGAGGTGTAGAATGAAAAAGTTACTTTTAGCATTGGCACTATTGCCAACGCTGACACACGCTGACAAAGAACTGTGTGCAACTATCACGTCAAGCATTGCATTTACATCAATACTTGAGTCAAGCGACTATTGCAAATTTAATAAACAACTACCTGAGCGGCTTGCTGTTGAATATCGCGCAAATGACTGTGATAACGTACTAACCGAAAATGACAGGCAGGCAATAGCGGTCATTATTGCAAACGATACAGCTAACGGCTTTGTTACACTTGGTAAAAAATCAATGTGTAAGCAGGTAAAAGTATCTTATGACACTTTGGACGCGGCTTTAAAATGATACCTCTATCAGACGCACGACAACCACGCGCCTTAATCTTTGCCAACGGTTTGCCGTGTGCTGGTGTCGTGTCGTTTGAGGTTGACAATAACAGCTATTATCAAGCCGATACCTTTCGGGCGGTGCTTGCTTTGTCGGTCAATGACTGGGCATGGTGGGCATCGTCTAAATTATTATTGCTTGAGATTTATGCAGGGTTTCCAGTTGATGCAAACAATTACACAAAATCGGATTTAACCCTGTTAATCACGGGCGAAACTGACGACATTGAAATAAACCCAATTACCGACGAGATTGTTTTAAGCGGGCGCGATCTGACAAATAAATTAATCGACTGTCAAACCAGCGAGAAATTCCCGAACCTTACAAGCTCTGAAATTGTCGAAAAAATAGGCAAGCGGCACGGGTTGACAGTGAAAGCCACAAAAACAGAGTTGAAATCTGGCACTTATTATTCCACCGAAAAAGCCAGTTTAACCAAACGTCAAAGCGAGTGGGATATGGTGTCATACTTAGCACAGCGTGAAAATTTCAGCGTGTTTATTAAAGGCAATACGCTTTATTTTCAGCCTAAAATAGCCGAAAACAGCGAGCCGTTTATCCTGCAATGGCAGGAGCCCGATGATAAACACGCATACCCATACTTCAACGGCTCGCACCTGTCATTTACCCGCACACTGACACTTGCAAAAGATATTATTGTGGAAGTATCGAGTTACAACCCGAAGACTAAAAAGAAGTTTACAGTCACTAAAAAAGCCACGCACACCAAAGAAACGGCGGCGGCTGGGCAACCACAACCAGAGGGTGATGCCCAGGTTTACGCACGATACAAGCCTAACTTGACGGTGCAAGACGCTGAAAAACTAGCTGATAGTTTACTGAGAGAACTAACCAGTCATGAAGTAAAATTGTCGTGCGAAATGCCTGCCGATAACGCACTGCAAACCGAAACGATGATAAAAGTTGTTGGCACTGGTACAGCATTCGACCAACTTTATTATCCCGACAATATTAAGCGGTCTTTTAGTTTTGACAGTGGCTACAGTATGACCATTGAAGCCAAAAACCACGCTACAAACAGCGAGGTGAGCGCGTGAAGTACATCATGATACTAGGCGGCATTGCACTGATATTATTATGCGCAGCGACTCTATTACTACTGAAATGCTTTGACAAAGACTACGAATATAAACAACGGACTCATGTAAGCCGATGATGAACGCAATTAAAAACCAAATGAACCAAGCAGCCGAACAGTCTCACGGCGCAGTAGCAAAAACACGCGGGGGCATTGTTGACGGTTACGAACCAGAGACTTACTCAGTCAAGGTAAAACTACAGCCCGATGACACGATGACGGCTTGGCTACCAATTTTAAGCCCGTGGGTAGGCAATGAATGGGGTATGTTTTGCCCCCCCGCAATCGGTGACAGTGTTCAAGTTGATTTTTTAGACGGTGACATTGACGCGGGAATTACTGGCTTACGATTTTTTAACGACGAAGATAGACCGCTACCCTGTCCAGTTGGCGAATTTTGGCTGGTACATCAAAGCGGCTCAATGCTTAA